GCGGTTTTCAGCTACAACAACAAGCAACTGCCTTTAATATGCAATAATCTGACATTCTATTTATATATATTTTTCTTTTCATTTTCTCCTCTGCATTTCCCAATTGGGAGGTGTAGAGGTTTTTTTGTGTGCATTTTCTTGCCCAAGCGATGAAATGTGCACTTTTTTCTCGTTTTTCTTACTCAAATCGCGCTATTTTCTCATTATCGTGATATTTATATATAAATAAAATAATAGAATAAAGAATGTATATATGAATAAAGTTGAGATTTCAATCATTGTATTTTTTATCGCGTTTGTGATTCTACTGTTTCCAACTCAAACGCATGCAGTCCTTTTTTGGCTCTTCAAATCATTGTATGAGGCAATCACATATTTAATTCCCATTGTATTGGCGTTGCTTGTTATTTGGGGGATTTACTACTATGATAATAAGAAGGATAATGATGAGAAGAGATGACCAACGCATTGGAACAAGCTATTGAAGCACAAGAAGAATTTGACTTCAATGCAACCAAAAAAATACTTGGTGCGTGGTTGCCAACAAACAACGTTGAAATAAAGCGTTTTGATAAGCACCAACAATACACCAACACGGACGCGGGTGCAATTCTATATTATAGAGGGAAAGAGCACGTTGTGGAGTATGAGATAAAATCTCGACATAAGAAAGCGGATATTTTAGCGCGTTTTCCCTATTCTGAATTATCTGTTGATAAGATAGTGAGAATTAAACGTTATCTTGAAGAGAACAACAAAGGCGCAAATCTTAGATATGTTCAGATATACACAAACGAGGATAAATCCAAAGTGGAAGCGATTTTCTTGTTTAATCTCGATTGGTTGAAAGGTAATATCTCAATCAAGAATTGGAAGCAACCTCAGAATAATTTTGAGTGGAAACACCCAAATGATTTTGATATTGAACGTTTCAGCATTGATAATAACAGCGGGCTTCCTTTTATTGAGCAATCAAATACACACAATCAGGAAAAGCCCCATTTCACTTATATGATATGCAAGAAGACTCAATACAACGTTGAGAGTAAATATATCAATGAGCTTATATTGAACATACCATTGAAAACCGCGAGAATGATATATCTTGATTCAAGTGTGCGTTCAAAGTATGAGTTTCTATTGAAGGGAAAGACACAGAACAAATATAATCCCAATTTTTTTGAGGCGTTTTGATTTGGATTTTCCACAAGAACGCAGTATAATATAATAAAGGAGGAGATGACAATGCCCACTATATATAAACCCAAGAAGAACTATTCAAGGAAAAAGCACGGCGTTCATGAACTCATTCAAAAGCACGTTTACTCAACCACAAGGTGGCAACGCGTTAGAAAGGCATATTTCATGGAGCACAATTTGTGCGAGAAATGTTTGAGTCAAAATCGGACTACTGAGACGCAAGAAATTCATCATATCATTCCACTTAAAACGTGCAATGGTGATTTGAATTACCTTCTTCAATTGGCCTTTGATTATGACAATCTAATGAGTTTATGTACCAAATGTCATGAGGACATACATCGGGAATTAAAAGCCCAACAACATAAGAAAATCACACCGTGAGGTGTTATTTCATTCATAATTTTGTAGTTTTTTTCAGGTGTCCAATTGCCAAAGTGATGGTGATTGGGCATTTTTTGTGGAAAAATTTGGGTTTTCACCTTGATGTTAGTATATTTATGAAAATAAGCACTATTTATTTAGTGAAAAAACATTACAGAATTATGAAGGTGAACTTTAGTCAAGCCTTTGACGTGAAGCCCAAAGGCAGTGAATTCCAAAAGATTTTATTTACAGAAAAAGAGATTACAAGCGTTGCCGCGTTCCTATTTGAATGTTGCAGCGGTCATGCTGTTGTTCCAATTTTCAAGAAGAACCATGATGTGATAATGAGAATCGCGGAAAAGCGTGATGAAAACTTCATTCAGTCTCACACGATATTTCTCGATTTTGATAATGAGAGGCAAGAACCACAAGAACTAATTTCAAAGGTCGATAATAACTTCCAAGCCTCTTGTGCATTTAGTTCATATAGCGATACACCCCAAAAACGCAAATATCACATGTTTTGGTTGTTTGAAAATCCACTCAATAAGGAGCAGCACAAACTAATATCAGAGTTCTTATATGAGCAATACAAGAAGGTTTCATCCTTTGAAGATAGTATCGACGCTTGTAGTTTGAAGTGCTCTCAAATGTGCCTTGGAACAAGCAAGCCCAAATCTATCTTCAATAACAACGAGAAGATATTCAACGGTGCAGAAGATTTCTTTCAGATGGAATCGTTTCAGCAATGGGCGTTGGAACGTGAAGAAGAAGAATGCAGCCGTGAAGAAGAGAAACACGCTCACAAGGCAAATAACACGGCAAAGAATGAAGGTTGCAATGCATATATCAATTATGACATGTGCAACGATTATCAGAATATTCCTTGGAATCAATTTGCGGAAAAGTGGGGTGTGGATGGATATGAAAAAGGATGGGTGAATTACAGATTGGAGCATGAAGGTTGGCTTTTTTCTCCTGATTCAGAAATTGCCTATCAGTATGTTGATGAGAATGAGAAGGATGAGAAGAAGTACTTCCAAATGCCCTATTTCATTCATCGTGGACACTTTGCCGACAATGGCAGTGAGACATTGAAGCATTGGTTGTTACAAACCATGTCATTATATAAGCTCCTGAATCCTCGTTGCGACCTGAATAGAATCTTGTATCGTGTATTGCAGAAGATTGAATTGCACAACCTCGGCTCTAATAATAAATCGCTTTCTTCTCGTGACCTTATTGAGGTGATGAAAGAAGTTGATTCATATACAGAAGAACAAATTGAATCCACTTATTCAAAGCGTTTGGAGTATCTCAAAGAGACAAGCCGCCCAAAAAGCGGAATCATCATCAAAAAGAGTAAAGTGAATCGTGATGTTGGATATTCAACGCTATTATCCCAAGTAAAACGGGAATGTGTTCTTTCTGTTGTTTCAGGACAAGAAAGCCCCCAAGAAGCCCTTGCGATTGTAGAAAAGAACGAGAAGACAAAACGTCTGAAAATTACTCTTCCTTGGATGGAAAACTTCTACTATAGAGTAATGAAATTCACTCAGGAGAAGAAGATCATCGATAAGGTAAGGCAACAGAATGCGATTAGAGAACTAATGAAAGAGAATCCCGATATTACACAACGTGCACTCTTGAAGAAGTTGCAAGATAAAGGAATTTCAATCGCGCTTTCTACTTTACAAAGTCGATTGAAGGAGATAAAGATGACCA